ACGGATTGGACGTACAATCACTTGTATCTAAATTTATGGGGTTACTTAGTGGCGTTGGTGACGCTTTTGTTGCAGTTATTGGTGGTGAAAACGGCACAAATGGTATCGCAGACGTAGCAGGAAGTTTAATTGATAAACTTATTGATAGCCTTGCAAATGGTTCATCTAACATAGGAAACGCAGTACAAAGAATATTTAACTCGGTTACATCTGCAATTAAGACTTATGCCCCTACAATCGGGCAAAATCTTGCAACAATAATGACAAATGTTATAGATTTTGTAGGTGAAAACTCAAACACATTTTTTGAAACTGCTTTTACCATTATTAACTCGTTTGTAGACGGATTGCTTGCAAATTCTGATAGGATTGCAGAAGGTGTTAGTCAGTTAGTAAGTGGGCTTGCTAATTCTATTACAAAATATGCACCTGATATAATTGGTGGGGTCAAAAACCTTATAAGTAATGTATTTAGTGCTTTAAACACAGGTGACTTAAACAATGCCATAGGAACATTGTTATTTAGCTTAATTGATAATTTAAAATCTCTTGCAAGTACATTACTACCACAATTAAAAGCTATATTTCACTATGCTATACTTGCAATAAAAAATGAGGTAATTAACGGATTGGCAGATATAGTTGGAGCAGTATTCGCTGTATCAGCAGCTCTATTGTTAATCCCTGGTGTGAGGGAAGCTGTTGCCCCTGTTACTGGTGCTCTAATGGTTGCTGGTTTAGCTTTGCGTGCTTGGGGTGCAAAAACAGAGTATGATGTTGCAAAAGCTAAAAATACCCTAACAGGTGGTCTTGCAGATATGAATGGGGCTTTAGCCGAAAATAGTGCTGCACTTGACGCTAATAAGCAGAAACGTCTTGAATGGGCAACGGCAGAGCAAGCTGAAAACTTTAAAAATGTTACACAAGGACAGTTAAAGTCAGCGTTAGAGAATAACAATAATCTTGTAACAAATCACGGTTATGACGGATATATTCAAGATATAAATTCTTTAGAGCAAGCTCAAAATAGCCACACACTTGTATATAGGGTGCAATGGAACAACGATACACAATCCTATGAAACTGTTTTGCAACAATTAAAAACAGTTACAGAAGAAGGTGGTAAGCAACATACTGTTAATGTTGACTATGTAGTCAATGGACATACTGTTGAAAATGCAATGAACCAGCTTGAGCAATGGGGTAGTGAGTACCACCTTGTTACATATGAGGTAGATGACAATGGTAGTGCTACACAGGCTTTAACTGACACTAAACTGACAGTAGATGAAGCTAAACAGTATTGCTCGGATAATGGAATAAATATTGAAGTAGATGTTGTTAAAAAGGACAATAAAGGTGTTCACGAAATCGTTGAAGAAGAACAAAAAGCAGCCGATAGCAGTAAAGTGACTGTTACACCTTCATATAATACAACTAATACAACAGACTCACAAAGAGTTGACGCAATGACAGAGCAATATTCTGGTTTAGGTAAAGCTATTGAAGCAGCAAGGTCATCTATGGAAGGCTTAGATACAAAGTTTTATAACAATGCTGTTTTCAGCCAGTTAAAACCTGTAAATGAGGAAACAGTCAACTCGTGGAATACATATGCTGCCGCCCTAAATACAGTTAATGCAGCGACCTTAGATGTAGATAAGTTAAAATCTTTTACTGAAGCAATAAATAGTTTACCTGATGTTTCTACAAAAACTATATCTGTAACAGCTAATATATATAATCTAAATGATAGAGTAGTTAATAATCTCTCTAAATTTACTGGTGCAATAAGTATGATTAGCTGGGACTCTAAAACAATAACACTAAATGCTTCGGGCAATATTGTATCAGACTCTGAAACAATGGCTTCAAATATGAAGGCTTTTAATGAAGCATATAAAAATTTACCAACAAAGTCATTAACCATTGGTGTAAATTTTAATTTTAAAGAGAGTTTAATGGGATTAGACGCAAGTTTGGCTTCCTTTACTGAAACACCTGCAAGTGTATCAATAAGTGTGACTGGTGCTGACGAGAGTAAAGGTTTAGTAGACAGTTTGAAAGACTCTATTGGTAACGTAAAAAGTAAGACAGTGCTTGTATTAGCTCTTGTTTCGGGTAAGACTAATGTTGATAACCTTGCAGAGTCTATTGGAGCATTACAAGATAAAACAGTAAAAATTACAGCTAGTTACACAACAAGTGGCTCAGTTCCAAATGAACAAGCCTCTAAGAAATCAGTGAGTACAATAGCAGAAAAGGCAAAGGGTTTGTTTAAGGGTTTACCCAATATTGGTGGTCACGCAACAGGTACTGATTATTTTGGTGGTGGTTTAACTTGGATAAATGAGGAAGGTGGAGAAATTGTTGACCTACCTCGCGGCACAAGGATAATACCTCACGACCAAAGTGTTGAAGAAAGTTTTAACACAGGATATAAACTTGCAAGCAATAAGTTATCAAGTAGTATTGAAACTCTTGCACAGAGTACCTCATCAAATGTATCGCATACATCTACACCTACTAAGACTGAACATAATGATTATAGTGTTAATTTTGGAGCAGGTAGCATTGTTGTAAGAGTTGATAACGCAAAGGGTGAAACCGATTATGAAAAAGCGGCGAGAACTTTGATGAAGTATATTGAAAAAGAGCAAAGAAGAAATGGTATGGCAAGGAGGGCTTAACAATGCCTATTTATTCAAAAGACAGGGTTGGTGTTTATACTAACCCTGTAAACACTGTTAATACAGGAGTCAGAAGTCTTTGGGATAGGGCTATTGGTACGGACTCGGCGGCAGTAATCGCAAGCACTGTAAATAAAGGTGATGATTACTGGGGCAATACCTTAAAAGAAGCTCTTGACTCTGTAAAATCTGAACAAGAAGTGACGCAAAGAGTTTTAGCGTTAAGTAAGGCTAAGACTAAAGGTTACATAAAGAATTTGGATACAGGGGAAATAATGCGTTTTCAATTTAACCCTGAAACTCTTGAATATGACAGAGGAGTTGAGTATGTGGATAATATAGCCCCCGCTATGGCTTATCCGCATACACAGTTTGTTGCAGGTAAGGCAAGAGAGTTTGACGTAGAGCTTTATTTAGTTGATAGGCTTATAGAGCCTTGTGGTATAATAAAAGACTATATGAAGTTTATTGGAGCTTTTTTGACACCAGAGGAAAATGTGGCTGATTGGAAACGACCGCCTGAAATGATATTTTTTTATGGCTATTTCGTAAGAAAATGTGTTCTTACGAATTTTAATATTAAAATTGACTCTATGGACGAAAGTGGTACGCCAACAGTGGCACATTTCAAATTAACTCTAAGACAGGTAGGTGTTTTATAATGGCTATATATAAAGGTTCAAGATATACTTCTACACCTACCTATTATCCTGACGGAAGTGACAAGAAAATCTTTGATATAAGACAGAGATTTCAGTTTAATACAACAGGGGCAACATATCACACTTGGACTTCGGGTGATACCCTTGACTTTTTGGCTTATAAAATATATAATAATTCTGAATTGTGGTGGGCGATATTGGACGCTAACCCACAGTATCAGTCTGAACTTGATATAAAAGTAGGTGATATTGTAACAATACCTACTTTTACGGAAGTGGTGAGTAAACTATGAATGATGTAATGGATATTTCCACTACATATTGGGACTTGAGTTTTAATGGTGAGAGTATTCCTTTTGACCGTAAGCAAATGATTTTATCTATTGAGCTTACTGAAACGGTAAAAGGTGCAGACAGTGTCACCATTAAAATTGATGACCCAAATATGGAGTTTATACAAGATGATATTTACCTAAAAGATGTTCCTATGTCACTTGATATTATGTTTCAAGGAAGTGCAGAAAAGCATTGTTTTTATGGGTATATATCAGAGATAAATCCAGTGTTTCCTGATGACGGAAACCCTTACATAGAGTTATATTGTTTGGATAAAACTCACCTTATGCAGAGAGTTAAGAATACTCAAACGTGGAATAAGGTGAGGAGCATTGATGTTATCAAAGAAAAGTGTAATGGCTACGGTTGGAAGTTAGTCTATCCCGAAGATTATGAGTATATTCAACAGGACAGTATAACACAAAGTGGACAGACAGATATAGAGTTTATGGAAGGTTTGGCAAATGACGAAAGAGAATTGTTTGTAGCTAAATTAATAGGTGACACATTCTTTTATGTCCGTTTAGGACTTCTTGCAGAGCCGTCAAGTAATCTTTATTACAGAGTGGACGCTTTGAAAAATAATGTATTGAAGTTTTCGCCGTCCATAGATAAGGAAACGAGAAAAATTGATACAAGATATGCTGATATAAACCCCTCTACACAAGATACTGATAGCTTTTTCGCTAATGAGAAAACAGTAGCTTTGCAAACACAGGGTTATCCAGTACAAGTATCGAGTGTTGGCTATGGTAGTGTACCATATGATGACACAGAAGCACAAAAGAATAAGAAGGATAATACTGATACAGATAAAACAGAGAGAACATACAGAGAGCAAGAGTATAACACCTTGCGTGGCGATTGTGATGTTCTCCCTACACCTGAATTACTTGCTTTAACCTATATGCAGACCATAAATTTTAGTGGGTTAGGTAAATATTTAAGTGGTTTATACTATGTTGAGGGGATAAAACTAACCATTGATAGTAGCAATGGCTTGTCTGAAACACTCACACTTATAAAAACAGGTTTTGGTAAGACAATGAAACCTGCCGAATTAAGTGATGAAGTATCATCTAATTCTTCAACAGATTATTCTAAAGGTGATACAATACGTTTCATTTCAGATACAGCTACTTACGCTCACGCTTCGGAAGGTGTGAAAGTACCTAACTGGGTAAGAGCTGAAACGTGGAAAGTAGGAAGTGTAGACACTGACGGTAAGTGTTTATTACTTACAGATATTGAGTCGTGGGTACATATGAACGAAGTAGAGAAGGTGTAATATGAATTTTAACGGAAAATACAGAGCATATGTTGTTGATGTAAATGACCCTGAAAATAGGGGGAGAATAAAGGTAAGTGTACCAGCAGTAACAATGGAGTACCATACTACTTGGTGCGAGCCTTGTTTCCCTTATGGTGAGTTTAGCACTCCAAACGTGGGGGAGTGTGTTTGGATAGAATTTCAACAGGGGGATTTAGGTAAGCCTGTTTGGGTAGGTACTTGGTACTCACAGGGAAATGCACCTTGTTCAAAAGGAACAAAGGCAATAACCTATGGGGGAGCAAGTATACTTCTGACAGGCGGTAAGGTGCTTATAAACGGTGTAGATGTGCTAAACCAACTAAGTATCTTAGAAAAGAAAATAGACGCTTTAAAGGGCTAATAAGGGGAGTGTAAGCACTATGCAATATAAATTTATGATTATGATATTTTTCCTTATAGGTGCATTAAGCCCTTGTGTAATAAAACTTTACGAGCTAATACACATTTATAAAGGATAGGTGATATTACTATGAGCAGTTTAGTGGGTTTGAAATTCCCTTTTTGCGTTAATACAAAAGGGGGAGTAAGTTTAAACACCTTGACTAAGAATGACACGTCCCTTTATGACGGAAAGATTGAGCAACTACTCAATACCAATCAAGGTGAAAGGACAATGGAATGTGACGTTTTTGCTGAATTAGATACTTTTGTATTCTCGTCAAATGACGCAAGTACGAGGACACTTTTGGAATATGAAATAAAGCAAGCCATAGCTAAGCATATTCCTGATATAGTTGTAACATCAGTAGACGTGCGGAGTGTAAAAAGAGCAATAGTGGCTACAATAACCTATACGGTTAAGGCTTTTAATACAACAACGACAACACAAGTGAAAGTAGGTGACGCAAGTTGAGTAGGATAGATTATACAACAGGTGATTATAAGGGTTTTAAACTATTGATGATAGACGCTTTACAGGAGAGATTGCCTGATTATACAGATACGTCCGAAACGGACGCAGGTATGGTTATACTTGAAACAGTGGCTAAAGCATTGGACGTACTTAGCTATTATCAAAATGCACAGGCAAATGAGTGCTTTTTGACAACAGCACAGTTAAGACCAAATTTACTTAAATGGTGCAAAATGTTGGGTTATACACCTAAACCGAGTACACCAGCTAAATTTAAGCAGTATTTTGTCTTTGACGCTAATCAAGGAGTTGTGACACTACCCGAAGGCTTCATTGTACGAACAAGTGAGCCTATTATAAGTAACGCAGTTTATTTTACAACACTTGAAGAACTGAAAGTAGACACAACAAGTCCACTTGATACTACACAAAAGGGTTATGTGAAAACTATCTCCGACACGTCAAGTGAGCAGTATATATTTGAAGTAGATGTAGCACAAGGCAACTTAATATCAGGCGAAGAAGTAGGTGTAGGTGACGGCATAACTATGGGATTGAGATACACTTTAAGAAACAATCCTGTTTCATTACCTGATTATGATGAAAATGGCTTTGCTTTGCTACCAAGAGTTAATGAATTAACAAATGCGATAGAATATCCTGACAATTATGATAAAGCTCGTCACTTTTCTTTGACCGTAGGCGGTGAAGAATGGGTGATGAAAAGTAGTTTTATTGACTCTATGAGCAAAGATAAGCATTACACTGTTGAGGTAAATCAAGACAACACAGTGACTATTATCTTTGGTGACGGAGTTAATGGTGCAATACCTAAGGGGGAGATTGTGGCAAACTACCGTAATGGTGGTGGCACAGTCGGAAACGTAGGTGCAGAAACTATAACAGTGATAAACACTTCTACTAAAGGCTTGAGCCAAACATACAATATAGATACGGCTTACTCTTTAGGTGTAGATAAAGAGTCGAACAGCTCAATAGTTTTAAATGCCCCAAACGCTTATAGAACAAAATGGGGCTGTCTGTCAGCAGAAGATTACGCAGATAAAGCTATGGAATTGTTTAACCAAATAATGATGTCATCATCATTCCCTATCAGCGAGAATACAGATATAGACTTGTCTACTTTGGAAGTCTTGCAGGGAATAACAGATGAAACTGAAAAGAAGAATAAACTACTTGATACTGTTCAAGTATGTGTTCTTTTGAAAAATTCAAAGATAAGAGATGACTTAGGTAATATCTTAAAGTTGGCAGATTATCCTAAACTTGAAAATTCGGATATTGTCGCTGAATTAAAGGAGATGTATGAAGCAAGGGGCTTGATAGGCACTTTTGTTGAGATAACACCTTTCACTTCAAAAGATGTAGCCTTTAATTGTACTCTTTTGCCTTTAGCTGGATATGACTTTAATACAGTTAAGGGGCAGGTCATTGATAAGCTAAAAGATTATTTTCTTTTAGGTGAAATACAAGCAGGTCAAACTGTTGCAATAAATGATGTTGAAGCTGATGTATTTGCTGCCATTACAGGCATAAGAGCGTTCAGAATAAACTCATTTTCTGTAAAAGGTGTAAATGATACCTCTCTTGATATTACATCAAATAAGTGGGAAATTATCGAATTTGACGCAGAAAATACTGTAATTACTGATAACAGGGGGTAAGGGTTATGGCTGAAATAAGTGCAGAGCAGTTATCTGATTTTGCTTATCAGAGATTACCTGATATATACAAAGTAAGGGATTTTGAAATTGATGAAGAAAGACCACCATTATTGAACTTTCTAAAGGCAATGTTTTTAGGGAGTGGTGGTATAACTAAGGCAAAAAAGTACCAAAAGGGAGCAGGGGAGCAGATTTTAGATGTAGCAAACAAGTTTACATCTATAATTGACCCTGAAAATTGTCCCGACAATGTGTTTCCTTATTTATTGAAAAGTTTTGGGTATGATTATGATGAACTCATTGAAACACAGACATTTAAAGGTAGCAATATCTATTATCAAAGAAAGCTCCTTATGAACATAGGTGAGCTTTACAAAAGACGTGGAACAATGTCAGCAGTAAAGTTTATGGCACGAACCCTAACAGGTTTAGACGTAGAAGATTTTGAGTATAAACGTGGTGAAATTGAAGATAAGCCTAATGTATATGCAAGGCATTTAATTGTGTATCTAAAGGCGAATACTATTGAGCAGATATTAAATCAACCTCATAGTACAAAGGTAATAGAGGAGTTTTTACACATCATTCTACCTTTTTATATAAATATTGAAGTGAAATACAAAACAGACGGAATTATATTTGAAATGGATAATGATGTTAAGCCACATATTGGTGCAGCAGGAACATATACCTATGAAACAGATATACCGTCCACACCAAATGAAAGGAGCGAAAGCTAAATGTCAACGTGGGGTAAAGTGATTTTAACCAAACAAGGTGAAGCATTGCTAAACCAATGTCTGGGAATGAGCGGTCATTATAATTTAAACCAAAGTAATGACCCTGATAGTGATACAAAAGGTATTGTCATAACAAGAGTATCAACAGGTAGATACAGATATACAAATACTTCTGTTGAGTATCTTAAAGAACGTACTGACCTTGCTACATCAGACGGAGCGACAGGCGGTACATCAGGTTTTGTTGAGAATTTGAACATTACAGGTTTAAAGCCTATTATTTCAAGTAATTCAGACCAGTACGGTCAGGCTCTTATACAAGTGCAACTTGATAACCAAAGAGAGGATAGAAATATAAAAGAAGAATATCCTTTAGGTCAGTTAGGTGTGTTTGCAAGACTTGAGGGTAGTACAGAAGAAATACTGTTTACTATTGTTCAGTATGCAGGTGATACACTGCCAGTGATACCAGCACCTGTAACGCCAACCTTACTTAATTTTGGCTTTTATATTGCAATAGCAACAACCGAAACTGTTTCAATAGAAATGGAATTTACAGGTATTGTGACAGCTAAACAGTTTGATGATTATAAACTTGTTACAGATGAAACCCTAAATACTCTTAATGAACACACCAAAAATACAGAAAATCCGCATAAGGTGACTGCACAGCAAGTTGGGTTAGGTAATGTACCAAATGTGACAACAGATAATCAAACCCCTACATTTACTCAAAGTTCTACTTTAAGTGAAATAAATAGCGGTGAGAAATTATCAACTTTATTTGGTAAGATAAAAAAGGCGATAGTTGATTTAATCAGTCATTTAGCCAATACGAGCAATCCACATAGTGTGACAAAAAGTCAAGTAGGTTTAGGTAATGTTGATGATACTTCTGACGCAGATAAGCCTATCTCAACCGCCACCAGAAAAGCTTTAGACGGTAAAGCCCCAAAAACTCACGCAAGCTCATCTGAGGATTATGGTATAGGAGATAGAGAAGTGTATGGGCACCTCAAATTGTTTAACGGTATAAATAGCACTGCTGATACACGGTCAGGCTTTGCTGCTACACCTAACGCAGTAAAAACCGCTTATGAAAAAGCGGTTGAAGGTGTAAATGCTGCTGAAAAAGCACAAGAAACGGCAGACAGTAAATTAGACAAGGGTTTTATATCTAATGGCTATACAGGTATTGATGAAGTAACTGCAAGATTAAACGGCATTGAGGAAGGTGCAGAAGTAAATAAAGTGACTTCTGTACAAGGTAGAACAGGTGATGTGACAGTCACTAAAGCAGACATAGATTTAGGGAATGTACCTAACGTAACCACAAATAACCAAACACCTACTTTTACGGCCGCTTCAAGTCGTACAAACATAAATAGTGGTGAAACACTTGCCACAATTTTCGGAAAGATTAAAAAGTGGTTTTCCGACTTAAAAACGATAGCGTTTACAGGTTCATATACTGACCTATTAAACAAACCAACGTCAATGCAAAATCCTAATTCATTGACATTAACAATGAACGGTTCATCATCAAGTTATGACGGTTCGGCAACAGCAAGCAAGTCGTGGTATGCACCAACGAGTGTGGGAACGGCAGGATATAATTTGATTAGTAATGGTAGTGGTGCTCCTGTATGGCAACAACCACCTTATGCAGAATGTACCACTCAGGGTAATGTGGCGGCGAAAACTGTTTCTATATCAAACTTTAGATTGGTTATAGGTGCAAGAATTGTTGTTAAATTTAATTTGTCACATACCTCTAAAGAAGGAGCAACTCTAAACGTAAGCAATACCGGAGCTAAACCTATTATAAAATTCGGTGCTCGTGCATTTTTTGATAACGATGTCATAAGTTACATACCAATAACCTCATCAAAATCTTGGAGTGCTTTTGAGAGTTTAGAGCTTGTATATGACGGTACGCATTGGGTTATTGTCGGGTCATCAGGTTATACATCAGGTGGTAGAAATTCTTCTGTTATCACTATAGGTTCGACAACTGATGAGGTGGAAGGAAGATATGTGGACTATATGTGTAATCAATATGAAGATGCTGGGATTGTCATACAAAAAGCTATTGATTTGCTACCCGATAGTGGTGGCAAAATTATTCTTTTAGAGGGCACATATTATTTGTCAACTCAACTCACACATAGTAAAAATATTATAATTGAGGGACAAGGCAAAGGGATTACGAAAATCAATACAAGTAATAAGGTTCTTATATCTAAAACATCTGAAACAAGCGCAACCGCAGTGTTTAAGAATATGAATATTAATTTTGCTTGTAGAACTAATTGGTCCCCTGATGTTGGTGTTTTTTGCGACTATACCTCGTTGGAGTTTGATAATTGTTCAATTACATACGCAAACACACTACATAATACAGATTCACTATTTAAAAATTGTAATGTAAAGTTGAGCAACAGTAAAATAACAGTAACATTGCCTGCAAAGAGATATGATAGTAGTCACGTTTGTTGGTGGGTATTTAGGGATTGTACTGTAGAACTTACCAACACGAGAGTTCTATTTCCGAGTGACAGTAACAATACTCTTAGCAACGGTGTTTTCTATGTATGTAAGGGCACTATGTTCGGCGGATTTATACAGCATATAGGAACAGCAGTGAGCGGTATCAATAGTTATGTTGAGTCATTGTCAGTAATTTCATTTGTAGGCACACAAATTGAATGTAGAAAATTTAGCCAAGTAGAGGGGTTAACAGGTGATTTTAATACACTTAGTAATTGTCGTATTAAAATATTACAAGCGTCAGGATATTTTAATGCTTCGCATATAAGTCATTGTGATTTTTACATTGCAGGAGCAATAATTTTCTGTGCGTACTGTATGGCGTCAAACTGTAAATTATGGTTTTCAGCAACGAGTTTGGCTACATTACGAAATTATTGCTACTTTGAGGCGTGTTATGTAAATCGATCGACTTGGATAAGTTCACAGGGAACAGGTGTATTGACAACTGATACAAAAACAGGAATAGGCTTAACAGCACCGTCTTTTAGAAGTGTAAGTTAATTGGGAGGAGCAACTATGAATATAAGTGAATTTTTTAGAATTACACCCGACAATATTGTACAGTGTGTAAATTATATCGTGACTTTAAAGACTTTGAAGTCAGTGAAATACTTAGATGAAGGTTTTGATAATCCAGATAACTTTGACCTAACACTTGAGTATTTCTTGGACGAGGAAGAAGTAAACGGTTTTAAAACAAATTATGTTGACAAGCATAAATTGTTAAGTGTTCAGAATGTAGAAGAATTGGACAACCCATATAAATGGGCAGAGGGGATAGTGTTACGCACAGATGACCCATATACTGAATTAGCCGAAATAGTCAAGTATGGCAGTAAAGAAGCATACGAAGCGTCTTTGCCCGAATACACAGATGAGTTTATGCTTGACATAGATGTAAGGGTAGCAATGTTGGAAATGGGGATAACGGAATAGGAGGTGCTAAATATGGAACACGGACGTTCATATGGATTGTGCAAGAAAATTGTAGCCGTTGGAAAAATGAGTAAAGAAAAAATGCTTGAAAAATTTGATGTACTTGTTTTGTCAGGCGGTTTAACAGATGATGACTACAAAGAGTTAGTTGCACAAATTAATAATTTATCTGAATAGCTTACTAAGAAAATAAAGTCGAACGAATTAGAGAACTTGATTTAAAGTATTTATGCTAAACTACTTTACAATTAGGTTCTCTAATGTTATAATTTAGGTGAATAAGCAAAGAAAGGAGTGTATCTTTATGCCTTTATCAACAATAGCTGTTATCATCAGTATAGCAGGCACATTATTTTCAATACTTTTTGGAATATCTACGGTAAGACGTAACTCACGTCAAGACAATAGAGAAGAAGGTATTATTCTCAATGAAATCGGCTATATAAAATCAGGTATTGATGATATAAAGAAAAAGCAGTCCGACTATGATGTTTTTCAGCGTGAACTTACTGAAAAATTTGGTAGAATGGACGAAAGCGTAAAGTCAGCACATCACCGTATTGACGGACTAAGTGAGGAAGTTAAAGAACTTCATCAGGCTCTTCATTTATGCAGTAATTAAGCACTCCCATTAAGCAGAATATATCTTGGAATGAGGTGGTAGTAATGACAGGGCAGGGAATAAAAGAATTTGTTGAAACAAAAATTGGCACTCCGTATGTAAAGCATATGAAGGGTGCAATGCTAAAGCCTGAAATAGCTAAAAGTCTTTTAGATATATTTCCAAAAGATTATGATAGTGATTTATCAGAGTTTACAAACAAAGTTTGCGTAGATAATGACGGTTTAGTACAATGGTATACTAATAAGCCGTTAAGTGCTGAAATGCTTTATTACAGTGCAGATAGTGTTCTTCCTATGAGCAAGCTAAAGGACGCACCCATAGGTGCATTATTATATAAATTTGGAGAAGTGGGCGTGTACATAGGAAACGATACTTGCATTTATGCTGATGAAAAAAATGGTGTGATAAAGGTGTCTGTTGAAGATACTGATTTTACTCATATATTGATTATGAAAGATTTTGAGTATTGAGGAGTGATTTTATGAGAGTAGGAATAAACTGTGGACATACAGTATCAGGTACTACTGGTTGTGGTGTTGTCGGTTTTCTTGACGAAAGTGTTGAAACAAGAGAAGTAGGATATGCCCTTGAAAAGATTTTTAGAGAGAATGGACATATAGTTGTAGATTGTACAGATGATTATTCTGACTCAGTTTCTGAAAATCTACGAAAGATATGTGCGAAAGCTAATGCACAAACTCTTGATTTGTTTATCTCAATTCACTTTAATTCAGGTGGTGGAACAGGTGTTGAAGTGTGGACATATAAAGGGGAAGTTTTTGACGCAGCGGAAGATACAGCACAAGCAATAGCCGACCTCGGTTATAAAAATAGAGGAATAAAAGACGGCTCACATTTATATGTTGTACATAGAAGTAATGCTAAGGCAATGCTTGTAGAGTGTTGTTTTGCAGACAGTCAAGATGATGTTGAAAAGTACCAAAATTTAGGTGCTGAAACATTTGCGAGAGCAATATACAAAGGTGTTGTAGGGGAACACCCTGCAAATACAAATAAGGAGAGTGAAGAAGATATGGCAAAAATAGCAGAACTTGAAAAACAAGTAGCTACCCTTACTGGTAAGGTTGAGAGCCTTGAAAAACAAGTTGAGTGGCTTATGAACCAAAACTTTGTTTATAATTATGTTGACGGCAATATGCCTGATTGGGCTAAACCGTCTGTACAAAAACTTATGGACAAGGGTGTAATTTCAGGTGAAGGGGAAGGCTTAGGTCTAACTAATGACCTATTAAAGACTATTTGTTATCTTGACCGCTTAGGTCTAATAAAATAGTCGGTGAAAGGTGGTGAGATGTTATGAACTTAAAGGTAAGAATAAAGAACCCTGTATTTTGGGTACAGCTTATTGTTGTTATCCTTTCGGTAGTCGGAAGTGCTTTTAGTTTACAAGCGTCTGATATTACTTCTTGGAGTATGCTTGGAGAGCTTATAGTTAAGACTTTCAGCAATCCATATGTATTATGGACAATCGTGGTAGCCGTTTGGGGCGTTTTGAATGACCCAACGACAAAGGGTATCGGTGATAGTGAACAGGCTAAGACTTACACAAAGCCAAACTCATAATTTAAACAGATATTTAAAGTAAAGTCCTCATTTCTTTTGAAGTGAGGATTTTCTTTTGTTGACAAGACTTATAAGTTGTGCTACAATAGTATTTACTGAAAGGGAGTGGAAGTTTGAAGTTAAAGAAAAAAGCGAAATATACAAAGGAAGCAAAGGTAATAGTATCTAATAGAATTTTATTAAAGACTTCGGGAGAAGAACAGATTAAAATAAAAGATATGCTTACTTTCGACAATCCAGCGTATGTTAATGCAAAGAGATTTTCACGATATGCAAGTATATCAATACCACGTTATCTCACATACTATGAAGTAAGTAAAGGTGGTATAAGTGTCCCAGTCGGTTTTGATTATGTACGTTTTATAAATGATGACGACATTGTTTTAGATAACCGAATAACAAATGCCGTTACATATCCTAAATTTATGCTGACCTTACGAGATACGCAGGTTGAAGCGACTGACGCTTACTTGAAATTGAATAAGGAAAAGGGTAGTGCAAAAGGTATGATAAAAATGCCGACAGGTAAAGGCAAGTCTATTGTAGGTATTTATCTTGCACAAGCATTAAAGCAAAAAACTCTTGTAATAATGCACAAGACTGACTTGATAAGGGGTTGGAAGAAAGACATTGAATTGTGTTTTGACGGCAAAGTAAAATGTGGCATTATAGGTAACGGTAAGAAAGAAGTTGGAGAACAAATAACTCTTGCAACAGTACAAACGTTGAATAGATATTTGGAACAGGATTTAAAGGCTCTTACAGATGAATTTGGGTTTGTTATTATAGATGAATGTCATCATTGTCCGTCAAGTAGCTATGACCTCATAAACGAGTTCAAGAGTAGATATAAACTCGGTTTGACAGCTACACCTGAACGTAGTGACGGACTTGCTGCACTAATGACTTTATTTTTAGGTGATTTTTGCTTTGAATGTAGTGCAGACGCACAAGACGGTGACATATTGCCTGTTGATGTGAACATACGAAAACCTGACGCCTATTTTAACCCTGTTTATTCAGTCAGAAAGGGGGCAAGAAATCAAAAAGTATATTCAGTGGTTAATTATAATGCTGACAGGAATTATAAGCTAAATGACGGTGAAATACGCTTTACAAGCATACCTTATAAAAGCCGACCTAAAATATCCTATATGGATATTGAAACACAAGTGCTATTTCAAAAAGATTTTGTTAAAACAGTGGTTCAAGATGTCAAGGAATGTGTCGACAAAGGTAAGAGTTGTATTATGTTCTTTAGACAAAAGGAACATTGTGTAGCTTATTTAAACATTTTAAAACGAAATGGCATTGATGAAGATACTTTACAGATATATAATGGTGACTGCACAAAGAGTGAGCTTGAAACGGCTTTAACACGAGCCGAAAATAAAGACGCTCTTGTTACATTAACTACATATTCAAAGTCAACAGAAGGCACTAATGTAAAGGCGTGGGAAGTAGCCTTTTTAGTCGGTAGTTTAAATAATGGTAAGTCTGTTGAACAGGCGGTAGGCAGAGTAAGGCGTATTGCAGACGGTAAAGCACAAAGAGCGACTGTATACGATTATAATTTAAGTGATGTGGCTATATTGTCGGGACATATAAAGACAAGAATAAAAAGATACCAAAAACTTGGTTTTCGTTTTATGAATAATTCACAAAATAGCCAAAAGTTGTTTGGTAGGGGATATTTGTAGTTGACAAATGTGGACAAGTATGGTAAACTTGTAGTAACAACAAGTGAAAGGAATGATTTAAAATGAGTATTGTTGAAAAGGTAAGACAGTATCAAAAAATGAAAGAACAAAAGGGTTTGCTTGAAAAGAATATGAAAGCACTTGGCGAAGAAATTAAAAAGTATGCAGAAGAACACGCAGAGAGAGATACTAAAGGTAATTACTATGCTAAAGACAGCGGTTTTGTCTTTGGTAAGCAGTGCCGTAAGAGTATCAAGCTAAATCAAGAGAAAACTCTTGACTTTGTTAAGGCTAAAGGCTTTAATCAGTGTGTAACTGTTAAGGAAGAAGTAAATGAAGAAGCACTTGAAGAACTTGTAAGCACAGGTGACATCACAACGGACGAGCTTCAAGACTTAACGGAAGAAAAGGTCACATATGCTATTTATGTGGCTAATGATGAAGATATGCCCGAAGTGCAACAGGCTACTGCAAGTGTGTCTAAAAAGCCGAAATTGAGAAGAAAGGGTGCAAAGTAATGGCTATACAACAGAAATCTGTTCCGTACACTTTCCCAAACGGAATTAAGATGAAGCTATACACAATCGGCTCTCTTGCCAGTGCCCTTGGTAGGTCAAGTGCAACGGTAAGAAAGTGGGAAATAAGCGGTATTTTACCTAAAACACCTTTTAAGAGTAGTGCAGGTAGACGCTTATATACACAAGAGCAGATTGACGCTGTTGTGGCGGTTGCCGAAACAGTGAAAATAGGACAGGGAAAGGATATGCACAAGTCCGATTTTGGACGTAAGTGTGAGAAAGAGTTTAACAAGTTGAACGAAAAGTATATGACATATGCGGAGGCTAAGGAAGATGAAAGTGAAGAAATCGTTGAAGAATAAAGCAGAAGTGGCAGTAAGAAAAAGAAATAATGACGGCAGTGAGTCGGAGCTTAAAAAAGGCTCGAAAGCTGACAGCTCTATAAAAGCTCACAAAACAGGAGTACCTTTGATTGGTATGTCAAAAGGTGTAACAAAAAATATGGGTGACTTTGAGAGTTTAAGAGTTGATGTTTGGCTGTCTGCACCTTGTGATAATATAAGTCAAGCGACTGATATTGTAAAAGACATTGAAACAGTAATTGATGATATTCTTGAAGAAACATTAAGTGAGTATGAATAAAGGGGGAAGTGGCAATGACGGACTTATCAGATTTGTTTGATAAAGCATATGGACAAGAGAGAGTAACGAATATTACCTCTACGACAAAAGGTTACAGAAAAAACAGACAAATAAAGTCTGAAAAGTACAATGCTTTTCTAAGAAAGTATGATGACTTAGAAAAGTATATTAACAGTTTCACTACCTCTGATTTAACTTATTTCTTTCGTGAAAAGGCTCACGAGAATGGGAGTAGGTACTCAATATCCAATATGAAAAGAGATATGGGTATTTTTAAGGCTCTATTACAAGAGTATAGCTCTTTTGAGATATGTTCAATGATAGAGTTTTTGTTTACAAGCGGTCAGAAGTATTTAAAGATACCAACCTTGCAACCGACCGTTTTAAGCAGTAACTGGCGAAATACTATCTTTAATGATACAATGCTATGGTTAGATGATAAGTTTAACCCTAATAAAAAGTCAGAGAAGATAAAGAGAAAGCCTGTTTCTCGTAATCAAGAAAGAGAGTGGCAAAAGGGCAAGAAACAAGTTAAAATGGGTGAATGGGGAGAGTAACAATGAAAAGACCAGTAAGACAATCATTATCCAACAAAAATTTGAGTATAATCGGCATACCTAAGAAGTTTTATGACATATCTATTGACGATTTTAAAGCTGATGAAGAAGAATTAGTCAAAGTCAGAGATTATGTTGCCGATTATATTGCAAATATAGATGACAAATATATGAAGAATAGTGGTATCTACTTCTATGGCAGTAATGGGGTAGGCAAAACAATGCTATCTTGTATAATTGCTAAAGAAGCATACCGCCACCGCTATACTTCTAAGAGAGTGACTTTATCAGAGTATGTGCAGAAGTACACCGCTATGTGGGGTGCAAAAGACCCCGAAGAAAAGGTTGCTCTTGAAGAAGAATTTTATAACAGATTTAAGGCGGTTGACTTTTTAGTCCTTGAAGAAATAGGTAAGGAACTTGATACTAAAGTTGTAAGACCTATTCTTGAAGATTTGTTAAGATACAGAGAAGATAATGGAATGGTGACTATATTCTGTACAAATTTGTCACCTGTAAAAGTGAAAGAAATATACGGAGCAAGTATCTTTTCACTTATAAAGGGTAACTCTTACCCTGTCTTGATTGACGAAAGGGACAGGCGTGATGAGTATTTTGAGGGTTAGGTGATAGGAGTGTTACACGGTGATATATCCAACAGGGGTGCTGAAACGGTGGCTCTAAGGTGTGTAGGAACACTAACAACATATTTAGATACCTCATTTAAGGACAAGGTTTTAAATGCTTTGTCAGGGCATAAAAGGGTAGTAGTCAATGAAGAT